GTTTGTATCTGATGTAGACTCATAGTTCAGTAAAGTTTGCTTCCGTTACTCCTACACCACCAGCAATAAGCGCTGCCTTAGTAACATCATCTACTGTGTAGTTGTAACCACCACGATAAACAACAGGATAGGTTGGCAAATCAGAATCAAGTGGATAACGAATCTGTTGGTATTGTCCATTAGTATTTAATACAATAGATATACCACGGTCCAACTTATAAAACTCAAACAGTCTATGCATGCCAGCAGGACCTTCTTCAACTGTTGGTGTTTTAAATAACCAGTTAGACATTCATCCTCCTTTAGTGGACTCACCATAAGGCTGGGTTGCCCCAGCCCTACAGTCAATTAACTACTAGAGAGCAGCGATTGATGAACCTGATGTGATTCGGTATAGAGCCTCATCGCGGTAAACTGCAAAGCCGAGTACGCCGTACCAACCCATTGGGCGGAAACGCATCAACTTATCAGTTACGTTACCAATAACTACGTGTGGCTCTTCTGCTACGGCTTCTGCCATTGCTTGTGAACCTGCAACGATTGTGTCAAAGACACGTGTTACTGGTGTTACAGTTACAGTTGTTGAAACTGTAACTGCTGCTGAGTTAGCAACATCTACAGTGATTGTTGTTGTTGAACCTGTTGTTGAGAGAGCAGTAATCTTTGCAGATGTACCGATACCTGTTCCAGCAATTCCATCGCCAACTTCTGCACGAGATGCAATAACAGATGATGAAGCAACGCCGAATGTAAATCCTGCTGATGTTCCTGCAACTGTTACTGCTGTTGTTGTCAATGCTGTCTGGTTTGCACCTGATTTAGCGTTGTACAAACGTGATGACTCTACGAAGAACGCGCCTTCGTACTCACCGATTTCTCCAGCCCAAATCTTGCTTGCTTCTGAAGCAGACTGTGACTGTGGGTAGCGCCATCCTAGGTCGCCTGTCTCAGCACGAAGGTCGTGTGAAACTTCTGGGTGAATACCTACCCAGTATGCATTTCCACGACGGCCCTTAGCCTTGTTAGAACGCAACTTAGCAACAGCCTTACGGATGTCTGCTGAGTCTAGTGTGTCTGCTGCATCTACGTTAGCAACTGCTGTTGCGTTACCTGCGTAGATGTTGTTTGAACCTGAGCGTAGGGTTGTCATTGCAACCTTGTCGATTGAATCTGCAAGGTTGTATGCAATGATGTTAGCAATTGCTGGGTCTACATCTGCAAGTGAAAAGAGTTCCAATGCGCGAGTTACTAGAACTGCGTTACCGTACTCATTAAGTGTCACTGTGACAGAGGTTGGTGTTGTCAGTGCTACTGCATCTGGGTCAACTGTCTCTGTTAGTGTTCCTGTTGCTGCATCAAGGTCAACGTACTTCTGTAGAACTACTGTTGAACCTGGAATTGATTGACGTGCGGGGCGCTTATCTGCGACAGAACGAATTAGGGGTTCTGAACGGAGAGCGAACTCGAGAAGGCGGTCATACGCCTTTTGTACGAGACCAGCGCCGCCAACTGTACCGCCGAACGAACCGCTCGAGGTATCTGTATATGCGTTTGCCATGTTTTTTAGTCTCCTTGACTATGAACGGATATTATTGTTGCGATTGAAGAAAAGCAATAAAATCTTCAGCGCTCTCAAAATTGCCATTTAGTCGAGCGTTCATATCATTTGCTTTATCTGGCGAAATACCCTGCTGCGTAACAACATCTTGCTGGCGTAATGCCGCAAGATTGATGTCGTCATTATTAGACTTAGGCTGATACCCAATTAAATCTCCGTTGTCAGATAGCCAATTATTGATTGACTCTTCATTAACTTCGGATATATCTTTTAGGATTAGCCGTGCTGCTTTAGTATTTACGCCCTTCTTTTCAAGGACTTCCTTAACGGTTGACTCACGCTGCGCCTTGGAAAATACCTCAAGTTGCTCTGTGAGTTCTTTAATACGTTTTTCATCCGAACGCTTTGCCTTCCGTAACTTCTTTACCAAGTCACTTCCGTCAGAGTTATCGATGTCTGTATCAAAGTCATCGTCTTCGTCATCCCAGTTGTTGTTGCTCATAGCAACCCACCCTTCTATTCGTTGTTAGTTCGCAGGCCACAGTTCAGTTCGGGGAAACTGGCTGGCTCCTACTATCGGTCTATTACGCTGCATGGGGCCGATAGGTCCATGTCAGGATTTTAGATTTGTCCTACACTTGATGTAGTAAGACTTGTTTTGTTAGTTCCACTTGAACCACTAAAGGCTGCAATTTCTCGCTGAGTTAACTTCTGTCGTTTACGCTGAGCAGAGGCAAGTTGATTAAATACTTCTTGCTCTGCCTGTCCAAGGTCATAACCTTCAAGGGTTGTACCGTAAATATCAGATAGTTTTGTAGCATCAGGCAAAATATCTGCAATAGTTGAATAACCCTTTTGTGCTTGTGCTTGAGTAACTCCTTGTGCAGCCAACTGCTCAGCAACCTGAACACCAGCAGTAATACCTTGACGGGCTGCTGCAACACCAATCTCAGCAGCCTGAACTTGACGTTCAATCTTCTGGAATTGCTGGTTAGGGTCAAGCACATAAGCAACAAGGTCATTCTGACCAATGTTATAAAAGTCTCGTAATTGTTTTGTAATTGCTGGGTCAGCGTTTTGCACACGCTGAACGGCAGTAACAATACGGTTAGACAATTCATTAGCAGAAATATCGTTAGCAATAAACTGAGATACATAATCATCAGTATCAAATTGCTTTAAGCCATATGCGCGTAATGCTTGGCGGTATGAATCTTCCATACCAATATAAGTGCCAGGGTCTAATACCGCTAAATTCTTTTTTAACCGCTCTTGATTTGCTTTAAATCTTTGCTTATACTCAGGAGTTTCTGCTAATTCTAAAGCAATAGTAGATTCAGTTGCACCATTAATAACTAGTTCTTTAATCTTTGGAATTAAAGACTGCAAATTATATTTAGTAAATGTAGAAGTTAGATTAGCAAGCGCATTTTCTTTGCGCATTTTTTCTTCAAGGGCTTTTTGTTCTGTTGCTGCTGTTGTTGTACCAGTAACCTGTTTGGTCAATGCTACAATTTGGTCTTGTAAAGATTTAATTAAAGCGGTAGTTTGAGCATCTAATCCTGTTGGAACAATAGTATTGCTTACAACAGTAGTTGTAGGATTAGTTGTAACTACAGTAGTTGTTGGGTTGGTCGTAACCACAGTAGTTGTAGGATTAGTTGTAACCGTAGTAGTTGTTGTATCTGTTGCATCAGTTGCTGGGTTCCAACTATTAGTTGCTGGATTCCATGTTGGTGGATTTACAAGAGAGTTGGCACCAACTGGTGAATCTGGGGTTGCTTGAGTTTCTCCACCTGTTGAACGAGCACCATATCTTGCTTGGTTTGCTGCTGTATCAGGGGCTGAATAAAGTTTCCATGAACCAGTATTTGTATCTCCAATCCAAGAATAATATTGAATCATACCTGGTTTAGTTGGAGCCTCTGGACGATTACTAAAATCAAACATTGGATTAGATGCAGCACGCTCTTCTGCATTAAGACGTGCTTGTTCTTCACGGGCTGCTTTAAGATAAGCAGTCTTTTCTGCTTGACTCATTGCAGAGCGTTCGGCTGCAGAAAGTTCTGTATAAGGTGTCATTGCTAGTTCTCTTGCAGCAGCAATAGAAGCAGCAGTCATTTCAGCCTGTGTTATTTTAGTAGTATCGTTAGTAGCACCTCTACCGCCACCTTTAAAATTTAAAGGAATGGCCTCTTCCATAAAATCATTTACAACAATAGGTGCTGGAGTAGGTGTAGGGGTAGGAGTAACAACAGTTACAGATATACCAAGAATCTTTTTTTCAGCATCAGTTAATGCTTGACCTGACTGAAGTTTTCTTAACGCAACGCTTGCATCAGCCATTAAATGAGTTTCCATTCTTTAAGGATTCCAACACCAACCTGGTTGAATTGGTCTTGAGCGGGCTTTGAATACAACCAATCATCTTGAGATTTAATAATCTTTTCTGCTTCCCATAAAGGAATAGGTGCTGGTTGCTTAGTCTTAGGGTCTACATATTGAAGTAACTTCATAAAGTTTGGTGCACTATAAGACACAGCATCTGGGTCTAAACCGTATAGGTTTGCATATGTTTGTTTAATTGCAGATGTTTGTGAAGCAAGGGTACGACCAGCCATAATGCCAGGTGCATAAGCAGCGTAGGCACTAGCAGATAGGTTGCGAATCTCTTGTTCTAAGTCATCCTCTGTAATTCTGCCAGCAAATAAATCCATAGACTTCTGGTCCCAGAACGACTGGTTTAATAAACTGTTTACACCATAATCATCAGCATAGGCTTTAAGTGTATTAACTAATCCAAGGGTAGTGCCACCAATTGGTCCAAACTTCCCAGAATTAAGAATCCTAATATCTAATTGATTTTCATCTAAACCTGAATCAAATGCAGTTTCTGTAAAAAGATTAAAAGATTCATCATCTAAGTTAATACCTTTGCCAGTTAAACGCTTACGTTGATTTAAACGATATGCTTCTAGTTGTTGGTCATACTGACCACGGGCTGTTGCTTTTAATCCCTGTCGGGTCTTAGCAGAATCAGTTAAGTTTTTATAATAATTAGTTGCAAAATAATCTAATCTAGCACCAGCATAATCTTTAGCCAAAAACTTTTCATAAATAGGACGTAGTTCTGGAAAAGTAGCAATTAAAGATTCTGTTATACCGTATGCCAACGCTGCTGCTGCGCCTTCGTTGTCAGTACTTTCTACTTTTGTTGGCCTGCCTTTAGGATACTTAGTTTCAAAATCTAATTGCATTCTCGTTTTTGCGGGTCCTGATGGCATAGCATTAATTGCTTTTAATTCATTGTCATATTGCTGTTGAAGGGTAGCCAAATCTGCCATTTACTTACCATCCATTCCTGATAAAAAAGTAAGAAAATTAAGACTCTGTGCTCTGTTGTAGTCCACAGTATTTTCTTTTGGTATCTCTTCACCTAGTTCAGCACGTACCTGTGCTTCAGAAAAAGGAACTGTTGATTTACGCACTACTTCTTTGCTACCTTCTTTGATGGTAGTTAAAGTACCCTTTTCAATCTGCTCCATATAACGGTCAGTCTTGGCTTTAATAATTTTTGGGTCTACTTCTTTTTGTAGTTCAGACATATAGACATCTCTAATAATTGCCTCAACTACATCGCGGTCCATAAGGTTAATATCACGAACTGGTAGGTCCTTCTTACCGTCATCACCACCAACAGCAGGCTTAGCATTTAGCCACTTATCAAATGTAGGAAACTTTGTTTTGCCGTCTACTGTATAAGAATCTACAACCTCTACAGTAAACTCATTGGCAGCGGATAACATACCGCTAATAAGTGATGTTTCGCTACGAGCATTGTAATCACGCTCTGATATGTAATCAAGGTCAAAGAGTTGCTTGCGCAACGCTTCTTTTTTATTAGAATATAACTTACGAATTGCATTAACAATTTGAGTTTTGTTAGCAAAAGAATAATTAACACCATCTGGGTTAATAATTAAAAACTGTTGTAATGGTTGTCCATCATCCATAAGTTTATTAAGTATACGAACTCTACCATATGGGTCAAAGTCTAAAAAATATTTAGGTCTTTCTCCGCCAAATCTTTCTTCAAGAGAATTTTTTTGGTCGCGGTCAAGGTTAGCCTTGTTGGCATTAGCCTTATCCTTAGCAGCCTGTTGAGCACGGGCTTGGTCTGGTGAACGTGCGACCATTATCTGTTAACCTCCGTAGGACTTGCTGTGTTGACATCTCGTGAATATGTATTAAGCAATGGTTTAAATATCAATCTATTTGCTTCAGCAACTGCTGGATTTGCCAATGCAATCTTGTCAATGATTTCAGTAACTTCTGTTTTTCTTTGTGCTTTAATATCTGTATAGTCATATCGAGCAGCAAGTTGTGTATCTTCTCCTATGAGAACTAGGTCTGCTACTTCTTCAAGAATTAACTTCATGGCCTTGCGGGTGTTTTTATCAATTGGTGTAGTAGGACTATTAATAGCATCGTTAAGTACTTTAAATTTTGTCTTTAATACACCACGGTCATTAACAGAGCCTTCAATTTCTGCCTGCAAGAAAGGATTAGAGTTTAATAATAGTTTCTTTTTCTGTGCAGCAGCAGCAATTAATTCTTTGCGAGAATCAGCAATACCAACTGTTTTTAACTGTTCATCTAGTTGCTTAGAAATACCAAAGTATAATTGCTTATCTTCTGCAATTTGAAGTTTTACTAAATAGTCTTCTAGTTCAGGTGACTTAATTAAACCTTCTGCTTCTATCCAGTTATAAACACTTGGGTTGTATTCACCAACCTTTGGTGCAAAGATGTAAGCAATTTCCTTGTATGTATTTACAAATGATTTGTTTTCTATAGCCCAGTTTTTAAGATTATCTGTTGTGTTAATAAACACCTTGTATTCTTTTGATGTTCGTTCAACAGTATAAATAATCTTTCCTGGGTTCTTACCTACAAATGTAGCAACTGCTAAATCAAAAGCATTGTTAACATCATCGCCAGCATTACGCAAAATACCATTATAGATATCCCAAAACTCAGGTTTAAATCCAGTGATACCAACCTTTTTCATGTAGTTAGGTAGGTCTTTGCTTTCCTTAAAGGTTGGCATGGCTGGAGATACGTATCCCAAAAGAGTTCGAGCAATCATAATATTGCTTGTAGCAATCTTTAAACCTTTTATGTATTCGTACTTTTCTTCTTCTGTTGCATTTGCACTAGGAGCAGTTCCAAATGCCTGAAAGTAAGCCATAGCCTGATACATTGCTGTATTTTGTTGGCGTTCCCAATCCTTATTAAACTTTTGCAACACGGGAACTTTTCCTGACAATCCAGCACCAAAGGTGTCAAGCAACATTGGTGTAAAGGCTTTAGTAAATGTCATTGAATCAGCAAAGTTACCTAATCCAATTTTACCTAAAACATCTGAAGATTTTTCTGCATAAGGTTGTAATGACTCAGCCTGCTTTTCATCAATAATTCCAAGGCCTTCTAAAGTTGAAGCAAAGTTACGAAGAAGTCCGCGTCCAATAAGAACACCCACGGCTCCCATTGGTCCAGACAATGCTGGTTGTCCAGCATCTGGAGAAAACGATGGGTTTGTTAATCGTAGTTTAAGTGTTAACTCGTTATAAGTAGGAACCTTAAAGTTATCATTTCCAGTAAGTACTCTAAGTACTGGTTCAACAGCAGAACTTAAGATAGCATCTGTTGGGAAAATAACAAACTTTTCACCATTCTCATCTTCATAAACATCTCCTGCCGCATCAAGTCCTGTGTTTAATAAACGCAAGCGATACAAAGAACGCAATGGTGCCTTTGTGTATAAACGATAAATACGGCGCTGGAAATCTTCTGTTGACCTATAGAAACGAGCAACAGAACGAGCAGACATAGCAAAGTTAGACTTAACTGATGGGTTATCTACATACTCAATAAGTTTTTCGCTTGAGTCTTTAAAAGCAATTTCAGTTGTTCGCTTTTCCGCTTGTAGTCTTGCTGCTTTTTTAGCATTTTCTACAGGCATACCACTATCTATTAGTTGTTTTTCAATTCTTGCTCGTAACATGTTTTCATAAGGACCTAGTTCGTCCATGCGATTACTAAAGTAAACCCACAATGCTTTTTGACGGAACATTCCTGTTGTTGTTGCATCCATTACTTCCATTGC